AGAACCGTCCCAGCCGAACGTGAGGCCGTCCCTGTCCCCGTCCGTCCAAGAATCGAAGGCAACGCCAAGGCCCGGGAGATGGGCGGCCAGAAGGCCGTTCAGGTCGCTCAGGAGGGTTGCCATATTAGCGTAATTCTGCGACGGCAGGGGGAACATCGCAGGTATCGCCGCGTCGGTCAGGATGATGAGCCGGTTCTCGTTATCGGGGATGAACAGGGGGAACGTCAGAAGCTCTCCGCGCATCCTTCCGCCGGGTGCCGTGTCCGGCTGCCATCGCTGTCCTCCGGCGGTAGAAAACGGATCGTTCCCCCACGCCTCGTCGAAGGACTCGACGCAGAGCGGGTCGAGGTTCGTGCCGAAAACGTGGTCGAACCAGCCGTCAAATCCCGTGGCGCCGCCGAACGGTCCGAGCGTGTCGCTGCACGGTGGCGTGAGGTTGTACCCCGCGAGCCACGGATAGCCGCTCCACACCATCATGTCCCACGTCTCGCCCCAGATATTGAAGTGCTCGACCGTGCCCTCGAAGGCTGGGATCCCCTCGTTGAATAATGCCGCGGCGACCGCGACATCTGCCAGGTCGTCCGCCCAGTCCTGGTTCTCTCCGACAGCCGATTCGACCCAGGTGATCGGCGAGTAGTCGGTCAGGATGAAGTTGCGGTCGACGTCTAGCTGCAGCGCCGCCTGTCCGACGTCGTCGGCCGTGAAGCCCGTCGCCGCGAGTCGTGCTGTCGCGTCGGCGTAGACCCACGTCGGAGCGCGTCGCCACCCGCCTTCGAATTCCTCGCGGTCGATTCGGAACGGCGCGAGTGCGGCGCGGTATGCCGAGAACTCAGCGAAGCCACCGAGGCTCTGGAACGACTGCCACTCCCAGTCCTTCGCCTCGCCAGGTCTGCCGGACGTCGCCGGGATCTCGAAGTTCGCATTTGAGAATCCGCCTTCGCCTTCGGCGTCGAAGGCGTGGAGTAGATCCGTGTTCGTCGTCGGCTCGTAAAACGTGGCGCCTCCGAACCAGATCCCGGCGAAGCTCTTTCTCCCGGTCGTCGTGTCTGCGGATCCGATTGAGGCGAAGAACGTGCTGCTGATTTCGAGCGACGGCTCAAGGCCCGATCCCTTCGTGACGCCGTCGACGACGATGCGCAGCTGACGATCCGGAAGACCAACCATGGCTCCAAAGTCGCCGGTCCAGCAGATCGCGATGTCGACCACCGTGTTGTCGTACTCGTCGACACGGAGCGGCGCGACGATCTCGAACCATCCTGCGGCGACTCCGTCCCAATACTTCAGGGCAAGTTCGCCGCCGTTCGTCGTTCGCCAGGTCAGGCCGACTCCGCCGTTAAATCCACCCGGCGGAACGAGACTCCATCCGGCGTTTCCGAATGACACGAGGCATCGCTCGTCTCCCCACGTCGCCATGTCCTTCAGCTTGTAGCGTCCGACGTACGAGAACGGCAGCGTCGCTCCGACGGCGTCGATATCCGAGAGACACACGGGGCGATATTTCCCCGTCGCCGGCGTTACCGTCACCATCTTTCTGTCTTCGATGCCGAACATCACGAGGATGGTGTCCTGGTTGAGCTCGATTCCCCACCCACCTCCATCATCCAGCGTACGGAGCTTCTCGGGAGCTGACGGGGTTCCTGACGGAGAATGGAAGATGTCGATAGACGGCGTCAGCGAACCGACAGGCGCGAGCCAGTATGGTAGCGGAATCCCGAGCACTTGTGACATGCGAAGGACTCCCTCGCGAAGGTTCGTCTCGTCAGCGTCGAGAATCCACGGCTCGAATTGCGAGATCGAGACGCGCCTGAAGTACGTCTCCTGTTCCGGTTCCGGCGACGGCATCGCGCCAGGAAACACCTTCGTCGCGCCGTGGAAAAGATATCCGTTGAGACCGAACAGATCCTCGAAGCCAGGTACGGCGTACACCCTGAGGTCAACGACAGACGATGCGAGGTCGACCCAGTCGGGAATCCCTGGGTCCCAGTATTGTGTCGTGACCGTCCACGTAGGAGAACCGCCCGTGATGAGGATCCGAACGCGTCCCGAATCGACTCCGTCCCATGGAGAGACAACGGTCGACGCCGGTACGAATGCGCCGCCAGGCTGGTCAACGTATCCGCCTCGATACTCCCAGGCAGCGTCGCCGAGGCGCTTCCCGTGGAGCGCGTACAGCAGATGATCGCAGCTCGCCAGCGGGGCGTTGAACACTCCGAGAACAGCGCCGCTCCACGCTCCGCGAGTGTCGGCGTTGTTTCGCTGTTCGGCGTCGCCCCACCAGACCTCAAACTCGACGTTCAGATGGCCCGGCAAGTATCCGCCGATCCAGCCGCGAAGCGCGAGCCGGTGGCCTGCGGTGATGTAGTGGTACGCCGATCCGCTGTACGGATCAGCGAGGTCCTCCGGCTGCGGTTCGCCGTCGGCAGGGTCCGCACCGAAGAACGTCATCCCGTCAGGCATGAACTGTGAACCGGCGACGCGGAGACCACGGAGCGGATCTGCTCCGTCTTCCACCGTCAGCTCGCGGAGGTATCCGATCAGATCCACTCCGGCATAGAGCTCAGGCTGAATCCATTCTCTGGCGAACAGCTTCCACCGTTCGTCGCCGGATTCGATGACGAGTGGTCCGTCGGCCGCGGCGACGATCATCTCGACGTTCCGCGCGGGGTCCCATCTATTGATGACTCTCGCCACCGTCTGCTCCTAAATCGCCGCCGCAGTGTCGCCGTTGATGACTACAAGATCCCCGAGGGCCGGGAACTCCCAGTTCGCAATGTTCACGTCGTCGACGACGCCGTTCAGCTTCATCGTGTGTTCGAGCTTCCTGACGCCAGTCACGTCGCGGATCACGTTGAAAATATCCGACCACGGAATCTCGCCGGCCGGAGACCCCTCGTCGTCCTTGTAGTAGTAGCCGAAGTCCACGTTGGGATTCGGCGCGCCGCTCGCTAGCATCGGCTCGAAGTAGTCCTCGAGCGCCGCCACGATGGACGCCTTCACCGCGCTCGGGACGTAGCCCTCGCGCAGCCAGATCGTCGCGTCGATATCCACTTCCTTGTACACGGGCGGAAGCACCTCGAGCTGGAACGTCAGCGTGTGCGGGTATCCGTCCGGAGGCGGCAGCGTCAGCATATCCACGACCTGCTGAAGCAGGAGCGAAGACGGCACGCCGCCGGTCGTTGGAACGACGAACAGCTTCCCCCGGTTTTCTCCGATAATAGACGTCTCGTTGCTCGTCAGCATCAAGGACCGGCCGACGCCAGGCACGCGCTTCGCGTTGACCTCAAAGTCCTCGCGCGCCACGGTCCTGTTCAGTACCCGCGTCGACGCCGGGGCGTTGACCCGTGCCGCCTCGACCTCCTCGCGCGGAGTCCCTTCGGTCGACGCATTCGCGTTCGTCGCGGTGACGTACGCAGTGTGGCCGAAGGAGTCGGTGAACTTCCCTACCACCTTGACGAGCGCCGCCTCGGGGAGGTTCCCGTAGATCCCACCGCCGGTCTTGTACTTCGCCGTAATCGAGCCGACCGGGAGCGCGCCGTTCTTAGCGTCTCCGAAAATAATCGTGGCGCGGTCGTTCTGGTCGACCTGGACGCGGTAGTGGAGATCGGTCGGTCCGCTATTGAAGAACGAGTCGACTCGCGTAAACACGCCCTGCGTCGGCGTCGAGATTTCATCCGAGTTCCACAGGAACGGACCGAACGGAAGGATGATCTCCTGATCGGGCCGGTTCTTCGACGCGATGATATACGGCGTCTGCGTGATCGAGTGTTGCCACGGGAAGGTCTTCGAAATCTCGCCGAGTCCGAGGTTGAAGCTGATCGTGCCCTGAAGCTCGCCCTTCACCGGGTCAGTGACTTCCTCGGTCTGGACGACAACCGGTGTAGTCGACGGCGTCACGATCCCGGAGAGCGCGGCTGGATTCGAGATCGTCAGCGTCACGTCCGTCGTCGCCGCGACCGCCGGATCGAGTTCGTACCCGAGCAGCTTGCAGATTCCGATCATGTTTCGCCGGAGCTGGACGAAGGCGATGCGACCCTCTCGGGCCTGCTGGTCCTGGTAGAACATCAGCACGTCGAGGATCCAGGAGAACGACTCGACCAGGATATTCCCGAAGTTAGCGACAGCCTCGTCAGACCAGGTCGGGTACACGGATCTGATCAGGTCGAACACGCGTTCCCTGATCGAGAGGAAGTCCTTATCGGTGTAGTCGTAGCTCGGTGGCAGGATAGTCGTCGTCATCTTACTGCTCCACATAGAGCGGCACGGTTTCGAGCTCGCCCATCTGTGCCGACTTCGGCGCGAAACTGACCTCGATGCGCAGCGTCCGCTCGTCCTTCGCAGACACCCTGACGGGGCCGACGCGGACGCGCCTCTCGTAGATCCTGAGCGGAGTCGCCGTGTACTGCTCGGCGAGCGCGCGCATCATCTCGGTATGGAGGTGCCGGTGTCGGAGCGAATCGATCCTGCTTCCGCGATCAGGATCCCACGGAAGCTCTCCCGGCTCGTGCGCCGACGGACCGATGATCCCGAGCAGCTCTCCGATGTCCGACTTCAGGAGGTTCATTCCTGAGTCGTTTGCGAAGTCGCCCTTTCCGTCCCGCTGAACCGGGCACACGATTCCTCTTCCGAACTGTTCTTGCGACTGAGCCATTTCACCTCACTTTAGCACTGCTGTTCGCCCATTGCGAGTGTCAGTGCCCAATCAGGATCCGGTATCATTTCCGCGAGCTCCTGCAGGATGTCTGCGAGCGTCGTCAGCAGGTCGATGATAACGTCGAGGCCCTCTGCCAGGTAGTCGGAGACGAGCGAACCGAAGCACGGGATCTCCTCTCCACCAAACAGCCCGATAAAGATGTTCACCAGAAGGATGATGCGACCGATTCCTTTCAGCGCCTCGGCCGTCGACATCACTGAACCCTCGACCGTGTCCTGCGCGCAGACGAGGAAGCCGTTCATCTTCACGTCGTTCAAGCTCGCTGCCCTGTCGATCATGTCGGCGATGCGCTGGAGCTGGCTCTGGAGGTAGAGAAGATCGGCGGCGATGGCGCGGATCAGCGCGGCCAGGTTCTTGATGATCGCGATCACCATCTTCGGGATTGACAGCTGGGGGATCAGCTTCAGGAGCTTGTCGATGAGCTTGGCGAGCGCGGGCATGCAGTTCAGGAGTTCAGCCGGATCTAGCTCCGTGATGGCCTTCGGGATCGCCTGAACACACTTGTAGATCGCGAGGACCGTGTCGAGCACGCTGAAGAACGGGGCCAGCGGAGCCATCGCGGGGCCAATCTGCGAAAAGAAGTCCAGCGAGATATCTGCGAGGTGCGGAATCTTGTCGATGGCGTCCCAGATGTAGCTCAGGCAGAAGCCGCCGGGGAAGCAGATTTCGTCCAGTGACGGGATGTCCGGTAGCTGGATGCACAATCCTGCGGGCGGGAACTCCATGCCTTCTCCTGGCCTCCTCGGAGGCGCCGTGCTTCCGTCTTCTTACCTTCGTCCGTGCTTCCGGACGCGTCGCCAGGACAGGCCACTGGGCGGCCTCCTGGGCTTCCCTAGCTGATCGGCCGGGAAGCGGGCATCACCTTCCTCCTCCGCACCTGGATATCGCCGTCGCTGTCCAGGTCTGTCAGTCCGCCTGACGTCACCTGAACCGCCGAATCGGCGCGCACCTGGATCGAGTTCTCGCTCATCCGAATCCACGCCGTGTCCGTCTCGGTATCGTTGCCGAGGGCCGCCACCATCTTTAGCGTGAGGCTCGGGACCTGGTCTGTCTCCGCGTTCTCACGAAGGTCGATGACCAGGCGAAACGGACCGAAGCCGGCGACGATGACGTCAGGATCCTCGAACTCGGGGAAGAGTTCGCGAACTCCTTCGCGCACACCCCAGTCTGCCGGTTCGTAAACAGGTCGCTCCTGGTCGCCGTTGAGAAACTGTACGTACACGTCGGCCTCGAGCGGCGGAACGCGGACGAAGCCCGCGAACGGTGACCCGCCGCCCTTCGGAGTGGCCCACGCCGATTGGCCGTCGATGATGCCAGGGATCTCGACGCGAATCCTCGCGTTCCCGTCCGGGTCGTCGCGATCCACGACGCGCCCCATGTAGAGGCCATCGAGGCGCTTCCCGTGGAAGCTGTCGCCGTCGAATCCTGTGTTGTCGCCAGCCATCTCACATCGCCGAGTCGGGTTCAGCCGACTGTCCTGACAGTTGGTAAAGGCTCTCGAGGGTCTTGTCGTTCAGCGCGAGGACCTCGTCTGCCGTCATCTCCTGAAGCGCACCGCTCGTGAACTCGCCGTCGGTGAACTGGTACGCCGGAACGACGTTGCCGTTGGCGTCGGTCGTCACCGTGATCTCCTTGTGGAGCGAACTCTGATTGGCGCGAATCACCTGCTCCTCGATGGTGATCACATCGACACCGGGATTGATCTTCGCTTTCGCCGGACGCCTCGCTGACTTGGCGAACTTCACCTTGTTGAGTGCGTCCTTCCGGCACTTTAGTGCGATGGTCCACTTTCCTCCTGCGACCAGGTGCTCCGCCTCGCTGATGTAGTAGAGGCCATCGAGCGAGTCCGCGATTCCGGCGAAGCCGACGATCAGCTTCGCGCCGATGCGGGCGTCTCCGATGATCTCCGTTTCCATCTTGTAGCGTCCTGACGCCGTCTCGAAATAGCGGGCATCGGCTTCGACCTGCGCCTCCTCCTGCGTCATGATCCCGCCGTAGCGAGTATCGACGCGCGTCATCCTCGCGGCGCGAAGTCCCTGGTTGTCGTCGTCGGCGTTGCCGATCTCGGATTCCTCGCCGAGACTGTCGATCTCGGTCGCGTCAGGACCGGCTTCAACAGTCCCATACTCCTTCGTCACCGGATCGCGGTACGTCACCTTCACCTTCGCCACGCCGCGACTCAGGTTGATGTCGAACCGTGGCGCACTGATGATGTCGCCGCGCCCCTCGTCCTGCCGGAAGATGAACCAGCGAACCGGCTCCTGCTGGAGGTTCTTCTTGTGAAAGTGAATCCCTGTCGCGTCCTCGTAGAACACAAAGCCGTTCTTCCGCGCGAGCTTGTTGATGAAGCGCGCGTCGGTCACGTTCGCCTGCGTCACGTCGCACCTGACGGACGTTTCCTCGACCCACTGGAACGTCCCGCTGTATCCGTACTCCTCGACGACTTTCCGCACGAACTCCGAGTGCGTGATAGCCTCCTCGCAGCGTGATTTCTTCTCGCGATCCATCAGCGACAGTCGGCAGTGAGCGGAAACAATTACCTGGTCGCTACCCTTTACCGACTGGATGATGAACCGACGTGGTACGACCATCTCGCCGGGCCACCCCCACGTCACGAGCAGCTTCTGGCCCTTCGCGAAGACCGGCGACTCGATCATCACATAGTCGTCGTTCCGGAAGGCCATCTCGAGTCGGTCCTTCCCCTTATCGCGGTCGTGCACTTTGAAGGACAGGAGGCGCGTCTGAAGAAATTCGTTCATCTGCAGATAGTCGCCGTAGAAGGAGTCGTCCCCCGCGTCGAAGTCGACCAGCTGGATGATGACCTGTGCTCCTCCAAACGGCATCGTCTCTCCTAGCTACTGAACCGACGATTGTCCCTGCTGAAGACCTGCGTACGGATGAGCCGCTCGCTCGGAATCGCAACGATCCTCCCGGCCTCGATCCTGATCGTCGGGTCGACGACAGCCTCCGGCTGGAACTCGCACAGCAGCCACCACAGCAGAGCCTTGTTCGGAAAGCCCGCGAAGAACTTCCATGCCAGGCCCCACCAGGTGTCGCCATCGCGCGCCGTGTGAAATCGGTTGTCGGGTTCGTCGCGAAAACGGAACGGTTCGCGTTCGTCGAGATACGATGTCGCGCCGTTCCCGCCGAGCACCGTGCAGAACCTGTAGCGGCTGTTCTGGTCCATCACGCTCCCCACGTCCGGAACATGCCGTTCATCAGGACGTCCTCCATCGAGACGCGCGCCATCGGTGCCTCCTTGAACGATACGCTCAGGCGGAGTTCAACGATGTTGCCGTTGATGTCGCAGCGCTCGTGAACCTCGCCAAGCGACTTCAGCTTGCATCGGATCGTGACGATGCCCGGGAGGCACAGGATGCACGCCGGCTGGTACGCGCCGACGACACCAGCCGGCGTGATGCCGGGGTAGAGAAGCGCCTGGAGGAACCGCCGCTGCTTCTCGATGTCGGCCGACATCTGGTTCAGAAGCGATTTCCCGCCCTCCTTGAAACCTTCGGAGGTCGTCTCTTTGATCATCATCAAAGCGTTCTGGTAGATCTCGAACGACACCTGAGCGTTCGCCGTGTTCGTGTAGACGTCGTATGCGTGCGACATCCCAATCACGTCCATCGTGTCGTCGTTCACCGAGGTCTCGACGTTTACCGGAGTCGGTCGGAACGGGAAGGTGATCATGTCGGGATAGTCCGGGTTCCCGGTCTCGTCGAGGAGAAGGTTCTTGACGTAGCCGCGCGCTGCCGTATTCGGGCGCTGCGCCGCGCTCGCTCCAAGGTTCGGGTCAGACTTTACGGCCGGGCTTCCCATCACATCTCCTAGAACGCCGCGACAGCCGCGGTATCATCGAGCGAATCCTCGCCGGTCATCGACGGCTGCTTGCCGACGATCTCTGCAAGCTTCTCGCCGCTGACATTCACGACGATGGGCTGACCTGTCAGCTTCTCCAGTTGCTTCTTCACGCTCTTGAGTTCCTCCAGGTATTTCACCTGCATCGCGGCATCAGCTTCAGAGAACGCCTTCCGTCCCTTGTTCTTTCCGCCGGCATGGAACTCCTCTGCGGTCTGTCCCGTCCACTCCTCGATCTGCTCCCGTCGCCGTTCCAAATCGCGGAGTCGAACCCGCTTCCGTTCGCGTGACGCGGCTTCCTTGTCGTCCTGTTCGCGCTTCGCCTCGTACTCCGCGCGGTCGGAGAATGTTTTCCCGAGATCGCCTGCCGCGTCTGTAGTCGCTGACCATCCCGCCTTCGTTGCAATACGCGGCGGTCCACCACCAAAGAACATGCCGACGATATCCTCCGGGAGACTGGCAAGGTTCCAGATCAGTTCAGCGATTGCTGATACTACCATCTTGATGAAGTAGTAGATCCCGCCGAGGACAGTTTTCACGAAGCTCAGCGCGTTGCCGATACCATTGAAGGCGTCGACAAACCCCGTAATGACGTCCTTGACATCCTCTGCGGAGATGTTCGCGACGAACTCCGCGAATGATTTCCCAAAGCCGATGAGCTTCTCGATAGCCCCGGCGGCGGACTCTCCGAGGCGCGTCAGCGCGACGCCCGCAGATTCACCTCGGCGCCGCCACTCGTCGAGAACCTCGCTTGAGTTCTCGGCATCGCCTCCGGTAAAGATTTTCACGATGCCCTCGATCTTGTCCTGGAGTCGCTTGAACGCCGACGACTTCGCAAGCATCGCGACGCCCTGCTCGAAACCCGCCTTCAGCCCCGTCCAGAACGTACGGATCCGCTCGAGCCACCGCTCGAACTTCCCGAGGAACTTCACGACGCCCTGGTTCTCGGCCTTTTCGAATTCACTCTTCAGTTCGTCTGAGAAGCTCTCACCCTGGAGGATGGACAGCATCCCCGACGCTGCGAGACGGACGTTCTTGATGATCTTTTCGAAGCTCATCCCGTTCTTCCCGCCGATCTTGAACGCGTCGGAGAGCGCCTTCAGGCCGATCCCCATCCCCGACAGCAGCATGACCAGCGGCAGGCCGATCAGGACCAGCTTCCCGATGGAGAAGACAAAGCCGAAGATCGATCCTCCGAGCATCGATAGTACGCCGCTCAGGAGCATCAGTCCGCCGCCGATGGTGACGAGCGCGCCGAGGGCGACGACGAACTTGAAGATCATCTGCTTCGCCTCCGGCGACATCGAGTTCACAAAGAGAGCCATCGCCGTGACGGCTTCGAAGATCGCATTCGCAAACGGCTTCATCGACTTCGCGAAGTCCTCGCCGATCACGACGAGCAGCGTCTCCCACGATCCACGGATCAACTGCTTCTGCCCCTCGTAGGTGTCGAGGAGCGCGTCTCGGAATTCCTTCGACACGCCGATTGATGTCTTCATCACGTCGCTCAGATCGCCAACCCCAAGCTCAGCGGCGAGCGCCGACTTCTGAACATCGGTCAGGGTCTCTCCGGCCCTCGAGAGTTCGTACCGCATCGCGTTAATCGCCGACTGTCCCCTGAGGATGATCGGCTCGCCGCCCTTCATCACGGTATACGTCGCGTTCAGCACCGCGTTGTAGGTCGCCATACCGCGCACGCCGAACGCAATGGTTACCATCCGCATTCGTTCCTTGTCGTTCAGGTCTTTCGTCTTGTCTCCGAGTTCGATCATCACGCTGAACAGGTCGCGCATCTTCCCCGTCTGTTTATCGAAAATATCGACGCCCCTCTCGGCTACAGCCTGCTGCGCGTTCTCGTCGGACGCCAGGCGCCGCCACGCTTCGCGCAACGACGTCGATGCCACGGACGCGTCGATGTTCATATTGCGAATCAAGCCGAGAGTAATAAGCGTATCCTCGAACGTCTGGCCGTACAGCTTCGCGCTCGATGTCGCCCTGCCAAGGGCTACCTCGAAGTCCCTGGTTTGGAAGTTGGTCATCTGCGTGATCTTCAGCAGCTTGTCCGTGTACTCACCAGCATGAGAAAGCTCCACGCCCATCGCCTTTAGTGACCCGACGACGGCGTCAGCCGCACCGGCGATTCCAAGCTGCCCGAGCGAACCCGTCGCGAGATCGAGCGACGGTACGAGAACAGCCGCCGCTTCTGATGCGCGGAGGCCTTGTGCTGCGAGTGTCCGGAGCCCCTCAACAGCCTCGTCTGGCGAGAACTTCGTAGCCAACGCGGCGTCAATGGCCGACTTCCGGAGCATCACCATCTCTTCCTTTGTCGCTCGTGCCGTCTGCCCTACGCCGACCAGGTTCTGCTGGAACTTCCCAGCCGCGTCGCCCGCGGCCTTCGCCAGCTTGATGATTCCGAGACCGGCGTGGAGCGCCATGAAGCCTGTCGCCATCGATCCTAGGGAACTGTTCATCCCGCCGGCCATCCGTCCGGTCTGCCTCCGGAGCCAGCCGAACGCGCCACCAATGCGGCGTACCACGGGCGTCGTCGAATCGTACGCCTTCAGGACGAAGCCCGCTCCCATCGAGTTGAGCATCAGCCGTTCCTTCCCTTGAAGGCCGCACGGACCTCGCGCTCACGCTGATTGATTGCCATCTCGCAGAGGTCGACGGCCTGCGCCGTCGAGAGGTCCTCGGTATCGGAGAAGCTGATCTGAAGTCCGGCGCCGAACAGCGGGAGCCAGGCGATGTTGAACCTCAGCTTCAGCACTTCCTCCTCCGTCAGTCCTCCAATGAGGCTTGCCCAGCTCGGAACTTCCTCTTGCTCGCCTGCGCCCGGCCAGGCGTGAGGATTCCGTCGAAAGGGAGATCGAGCCTGAACACGTTGCGGCACTGCGTCCGCGTGCACTCGACCTCGATCTCCGTGTCGATCCCGCAATCCACTCGGTAGAATTCGGCGCGCATGTCCTCCGCTTCGTCGCTCGTCAGGCCCTCGTACGGACCCTTCCCCTCGCCGTCGAGCCAGTTCATGATGTCGACCGACTCGACGCCCTCGACCTTGTCGATTCGCGCCCTGAGCATGCACGCCATGTCGCGCCCCGGAAACTTCTTGTCGAGCTTCTCCTGGAAATCTGCGTCCTTCACCAGCCCGAGGTGGAAGTGGACGATCTTCCCGGCGATCTCCACCGTCAGCGGTCGTCCTTCGCGCAGCGCATCGGCCGACTCCGTCGGGAGCTTCTTGACGAGGAGGTCCTTGTCCAGGTCGACGGTCCAGCCGAAGCTGTTGTTGCACGCCCGGACCGGGCACTTCAGGTCGATATCGTACTCGGCGCCCTCGCGGTACGAGAGCTTGCGGAGCTCGATCATCGCGCCGAAAAAATCGCCCGCCAGCATCTCGTCCCACTTCGGCTTCTCGTCGGCCTTCGCCTTCGGATTCGGTCCCGGGTCGACGACGCGAATTGTGCATCTCGAAACGACGTCAACGAGGATTCGCTCCTGCGATCCCCGGCGAGACCGCGACGCTCCAGCCAGGTAGTTCTCCTCGCGCAACGTGAGCTGCCTGAGCTCGATGGTCATGTCTGACGGAAGCTGTACGATGTCGGACTTCATGGACCCCTCCTTGCCTACTCTGTTTCAATCCCGCATCGCGGGACCGGCCGGCAGGAACGCACCATGCGCTCCGTGCCGGATGTCGCCTTTGCCCAGGCCGCCATCGGCGGCGCTTCGATCAGGCCGGGACCTGTTCGAAGTAATCGATCACCACGATCACGGATTCGATCCGCACCTCGCTCGCGTCGTTGTCCCAGTCGCCCGCGCTCCACTTGCGGCAATAGCACTTGTAGCAGCGGAACCGCTTCACGTCCTCGCCACTGCGGTCCAGCTGGACGACGTCGAGCGTGCGGAAGAGATCCGGCGGGACCATGCCAGTCCCGGCCGCGGCGTCGTACGAGTCGCGGAACCAGTTGTACAAGTCGAAGTCGTCGCACGCGCCCCTCTCGAGCGTGAGCTCGGAGAAGGTGACAAGACCTGGTGCGTTGTGCGGGTGCAGCCTTCCTCCCTCGCGATGCGCGACGTTCTCGATTTCGGCCGACAGCTCGCTGCAACGAGTGAAGGCCGCCCTCGCGATGCCGTCGATCTCCACGAGGAAGGAGAACTTCTTGTCCCAGTTCGTCGGGGTTCCCATCGTTCATCCTCCTCTACGCCGCGAGGCTTTCCTCGAGCGCCCTGGTGTCCTGCGTGATGAGCAGGATGATCCAGTCCGTCGGCTTGTTGGTTGCCAGTCCGATCCTGATCGTCATGATGCCGGCGAACTCGTTCATCACCGGGTTGAGCGCGTCGCTCGCGTCGACGAAGAACGCGTCGGCCGGACTCCGGCTGCGGAACGCGTCCTTGTTCATCTCGCCGATGAGGAACTGCGTGATCCCGCGGCCGGCGCGCTGCCGGTTCGCGTGGTTGTTGAAGCGGTGCCGGAAGACCTGAAGCCCCTCGACGAGCGACTGGCCGATGAAGATGACGCCGCGCCGCTCCCCGATGGACGGGAAGTTGCCGGTCGACTTCAGCGTGCGACTGCCGTCGATGTACCACAGGCCGCCGGTCGTGCGGTTGAACGGGTTGATGCGGTACGGGTAGACGTAGTCTCGGGTCTTCTCGTCGAGGACCTGGTGCTCCGACAGACCCTGCGGGTCGTCCTCGACGCCGGTCATCCCACGGATGACGCCCCAGCCGTCGCCGTACCCCGCGGGCGCTTCGTACACGCCGCCGAGGCGCTGGTCGTTCGCCGCGCACTTGCCCGCGATCCAGCCCGAGGGCGGAACCGTGATGCTCGACGCCGTGCCGTACACGGACGGCTGCGGGTTGCCGACCTTGATACGCGGCCAGTGGATCGCGCCGAACTCGCTGTACTCGAGGAGCCCGGCTCCGGTGAGGTACGCGACCGCCTGGATCTTCGTGAGCCCCGCCGCGATGTCGAGGAAGCAGAACATCGAGCCGTTGCGGTCGATCTCGGCGTAGTCCATCATTCCCTTGTGGACGGCCTCGGTCGAGACGCCGGGGATGATGAGGATGCGCCCGGTCCTGACGCGGTCGAACGTGTAGAGGCCGGTCGGCCCCGCGACGTTTCCGACGTAGTCCGTGTCCGCGAGCGCGGTCAGGCCGTCGTCTCCGCCGATCATGTTCGCCGTGACGACGTTCGCGGGACGCTTGATCCCGAGCGGCGTCAGGGCGAGGTCAGTCGCGGCGATGAGGCGCGAGCCGAGGTTCACGTCGTTGATCACGGTCTCGACGTAGTTGGCCGACGTCGGGTCCATGTTCAGGTTCGGCCACGTCTCTTTCACGACGCTGCTCAGTACCACCTTGAGGTTGAACGACAGCGCCAGGCCGTTCGTCGCGGCCTCGATAGCGATCTTGATGTCGTTGGCGTAATCGCCCGGGGTCTTCCCCGCGCAAGTCAGCGTCGGCTGCACAGCGGTATCCGCGCCGGTGTGCAAGATATGGTCGAGTCCGAAGTCCACGGTGGAGGTGCCCGCCACCTGGATGGTGGCGCCGACGCCGGTCGCGACCGTCTCGACGGAGAGGGTCCCGCCGACGTTCACGATCACGTCGACGGCTCCGATGAGTCCGGCCGTCGCTTCGACAATCGCCTCGGCTTCGAGTGCGGTCACGGCTGCGATGTCGCCGACGTTTCCGGCGCCCACGACCGGACCGGCCGCGAGCTGCAGGATGGCATTGGCCGTGCCACCGGTGATCGCCAGCGAGTAGTCGCTTCCCGCGCCGTCCGTGAACAGCGCGACACCGAAGCTGGGGCCTGCGCCGTGTTTGACCGCCGAACATCCGGAGAGGCTCGCGTTGAGGCGCGCGAGCACCTCGAGCGCGGTCGCCGTCGCCGGTGCCACGAAGTCGCCGACTAGGAACGTGACCGGTTGCAGAACGCCGTTCACGACCACGTCGAGCGTCTGTCCGCCGCCGGTGAAGTCGAACGGCTCCGTGACGATACCGTTGTCGAGCGTCGCCGGGAGGCCGGTGAATGCGACTGGCACCGCACCGGCTCCGATGTCGATGTCAACGTGCATGCCAGTCGTCATCGGGAACGGCGACGCTCCCGTGCCGGGCCCGACTACCGCGGGCGTCGCGAGCGAGCCGCCGTTGTTGAGCGTCACGCTCGCCTTCGTCGCCGTGGCCGTCAGCGGGTCCAGGATGTCGACGAAGTGACAGGTGCGGCTGACCCACATGAAGGTCCCGCCCTGCCTGAAGAATCCGTACGCCGCGACCGCGACGTCGGATTCCAGCGTGAAGCCGCCGAAGATCCTTTGGTACTCCTCGAAGGACGTGAGCAGCTGCGGATCCGCCATCGGCCCGCGCTCGGTGATACCGAGGCAGAGCGTCACCGCGCTCGGCAGCGCGACGATGGTCGGAATCGAGGGCTCCTCTTCGAGGATGACCACCTTCGAGGCAAGAAGTTCAGCTCCCATTGTCTTCCTCCTGTCGCCCAATCATCGGGGCGTGATGGCGTAGTATCCTACTCTCTGCTGCCCTTCCGTCCGCTGAGCTTCATCTCTCTCTTGGGCTCGTCGGATTCCTTTACCTTCGTCTCCGCGACCTTCCCCGCCGCCGCTCCAATGATCCTGATCTTCGGCTGCGGTCCGGACGCGTCTGCCTTGACCTGAGGAACCAGCGTCACCCGCGGATCGAGCTTCGCCGTCCTTCTGCCTCTGCCTCCGGGAACGTGGATCGATGACGCCACGGGACCGCGCCTGCCCTGCGTGCAGAAGCACTTCCCGACCTTGACGCATACGACCTGGTGGTCGAGGCGATACTCGATTGCGCGCTCCGTCAGGTTTTCGAGTTCGATCATTCCGGTCATCGTTCCCTCCGTCACGGGGCCTGGATCTGCAGGAGCGGGGTTCCGTCGTTCTCCGTGATGATCCATCCTCGCTCGACAATGGTACCAAAATCTTCATCAACATGCACGCCCCTAACGATATGCCTGGAAACAGCGTGGACCAGGTCGTCAGCGTTCGGGTCTGAGTTCATGTCCGGGAAGCCCGTCCAGTCCGGTTCAAACTCGTAATCCTTCGTCCCTTTCGACGGGTCCAGCGGGTCGACCGCGACGCGGACATGCTTGATGTCGCGTCCGAAAAGGAGGAGCGCCTGGACGAGCGCGTGGAGATGCGTCGAATTATCCGCCCACGGGATGACCGTGAAGACCATGTCGACAGTGATCGGAATCTTTCTCCGCATCATCCCGTTCACGCCGCCCAGCGCATCGGCCTCGTAGTCCTCGCGATTCAACGAGTAGAAGCGGTTCAGGTTCAGTGTCGGCCCTGTGATCTGGAGCAACGGCTTTGATGCGCGGAGCGTTTCCTGCTGCGCCGGCGTCAGAGAGTAATCGCGCTGCGTCGAGTAGTGCGTGTTCTCGAGGACGTGCCTCCGGAAGAGTGCGATGACCTCGCGCACCACGCGCTGGAGGTAGGACTCGACGGCCAGATCGGGACGCTTGATCGAGTACGCCGCGGCCTTCGTCACGTTCTCGCCGACGATCTCCACTCCAGCGTCGTCGAGGTTCGCGACGCGGACGGTCAGCGCGGCGGGGAACGTGATGTCGTAGGGCCCCGACCACTCCGGGACGCGCGCCAGGATCAGCGTCGCCGATGCCGAGTAGGCCCATTCCGACTCGACGCCCTGGAACTTCACGCTGACCGTCTTCTGCTGTTCCGCTAGGATCGGACCGGAGACGGGAGGCGGCGGTGGAAGCCTGAAGTTGGTCCCAACGATACGCACGATATTCCCGCCGCGGGTCGGTCCACTCGAAGGCGTCACGGACGTGATCGTCGGGATGGCCATCAGTCATCGCCTCCGAAAAGTCCGGATCCGACGTCTACCTTGCCCATCGTCAAACCAACGGCCGTCCTCGCGCCTCCGAGTGCCGGGAGTCCGAGTTCCTTTCCGACGAACGTGGCCCACATCTTCTCCGCGCCGACGCGCCATGCGTTGTACGACGGGATGAGGAACGGCCGCGCCGGCGGACGACCCGGTCGCTTCTGCGACCCGAACTCGTGGATCTCTGCCAGGTTCCACATCTTCTGACCGCCCTTCGCCATCACCGTCCGATGGACACCGACGAAGAACGCGAGATTCCCCAGCTTCGTTACGTTGATCGAGCGAATGAGATCGCCCTGATCGATGAGCGCCTTGGAACTCCCCTTCCGCGCCTTCGTTGACTCGGCGAGCGGCTTGAAGCGGAGTCCGCCAGGAGCCTGCTTCCTGATGCCCGTGACGATTTCACGCCGAAGCTGGTGTGCGAGCTGTCCAGTCGCGTTCGACACGGCGCGCCCCGTCCGTATCGCCAGGTTCTGCAATCGCTTCTGAATCGTCGCCACCCCGCGCTCTGTGATTCGAATTCGAATCATCACGTCACTCCTTCAGCCGCCGCGCGGGCATAGGAGCAGTAGGTGTACAGGAGGTTGGTCCTCGGCGTTCCGAACGGATTCAGGCCGTGACCGGCGCGCTCGAATTCTGTGATGAACATTCCTGGCGGGTTCTTGAAGGTCGACTCGACGTCGCCCATCACCGTCTCGATCTTGTCGATGCGGTCGCCGACCTTCAGCAACGGTTCTCCGTCGGTGCCAATCAGGCCGCCGTTCTCGAGGTCAGGCCAGTGGAAGACGAGCACGATATCGGCGACGACCTGGCGACCGCCGCGACCGGGCGTGTTCCTTCCCCACGAGTCTCGGTCGAGCTGGACGTTCAGGCGAAGCTCGTCCATCTCGCGACGCGACGAGGAACCGATCTGGGTCCCGTCGTTCACGACTCGGACGGCATCAAACTCCTTGTCGTAGCCGCCGCCGACGACCGCGGCCGTGGCAACGGTGTCGAGCCTCCGAATTACGGCGACGAACTTATTGATCAGCATCCCCCTGGTCGCGATGGTCATCACGCGCTCCCCATACGGAGTGGTCCACCATACCGCATCAGGATGTTGTCGACCTCCAGGTTCCCGGTTAGGCCGAAGCTCGCGTCAGTCCCTCCTCCGCTCGCCATGTCGGCGAAGGAGATTGACTGGTCGCGCGTCTTGATCTGGGTGATGCGGTTATTGAGCACGGCCTGCTGCTGCTCACCGGCCGGTAGCATGTACGTCAGCGTGAGGAGGAGCGCGGCACGCTTGATCTCCGCCGGCGTCTGTCCGTAGCTGATCGGCACCTGGCTGTTGACAGCGGTTTCCGCTGCGAAGTCACCGGCGCCGAGCTCGGTGAATCCGAAGATCCCCTTCAGCGTCACGTTCTTGCGTCCTGCACCGAACAACGCGGAGTCGGCGTAGATCCTGCTACGTCGTCCGCGGTAGCCCGGCGGGTAGTCGACCGCGTACGTCACCTTGGGGTTCGCCCTGTCGTCCGGGTTGAGTTGTCCACGCGTGAGGTGCCTGTTGTAGACTTCGATGTCGTCCAGGTCGACCGCAACGTCATCCTGAAGGATGGCGTGGACGGCGCAGACGGGTATTTCGAGCCAGAGCTGGTCGTGGTCCGTTCCGTCGAAAACGAACTGCGTGAAGCGCGGCTCGAACCACTGCCGGCAGATCGCGTCGATGGTCGCTGTCGCCCGGTCGATGCCGCGCCATACCTTCGCCGGTGTCCACGGAGGATTCGCGTAACCTTCGGCCAAGACGTCGGAGGGCTGGAGGTAGCCCCGGCGTGTCGCCGTCGCCGCGACTGGCGTCCCGAGCAGCCCGTCTGACGTCCGGACAGGCGTAGCCTGGTAAAGCCCCGTGAGGGCCTCCAGGGCGTCCACAGGGGCCGCTCCGTCGGTGTACAGGCAGCGAAGGACGTTAGCGGTCAACGGCGGTCTGGTGGTCGCGTACGAGATTTCAGCGTAGGTCGGTGGCGGCGGTGGCGGCGGAATACCAGGGGCCCGCTCGACCTTCCAGGCGTCGAAGCCGGAAACGATGAGCGCGCTCAGCGTCACCGCGTCGACTTCCCACGTCAGGTTGGCAATCGCCACGGTCCACCTCCGATACTACGCCGGCACTCCGCCGTGCGGAGACCTCTTGCAGAGCCGTTTCAGTGTCCTGACAGAAGCGTCGTGCTGCGAGGCTTCCGAATTCGCGAAGTCGATGCACAGCTCGTCCCACCTCTCGTCCTGGTCGTGGATCATGAACCTGTACTCGGTCACGCGCCCCTTCCGCATCTCCTCGGCCTTCACGACGCGGAAGCCCTTCATGTGAGCGTACGCCGCAAGGGCTAGATCGCCCGTTTCTCGTTGCGCTGCGTGGCGCGGTTCCGGCGTCGTCGTCATGGCGTCCACCTACCTTCGGGAAGACGTGCGCCCCGGGCGACTCTTTGTCTTCCCGTGCTGCGCCGGATCCACCTTCGACTTCTCGGATTCCTGCGCGGCTGATGCGTCGTCGTCTTCACCCGGCCTCTCCTCGACGGTCGGCTTCCGCCCGGTGTTCGCCCTCGTCGGATCGGACGTCGCCGCTGCCGGCAGCTTGTCGAGCGCCGTCTTCCGCGGGGCAACTACCATGCTCTCGTGAGCGAGGCCGGTTCCGGACATGACCTGCGCGCGAACCGCCGGGAGGCCCATCCTCGCCCGCTCCTCCATCTCCTGCTGGATGTACTCCTTCAGGTGATCGAGGTCATCGAAGTCGAGGATCTCGAACTGCGGGATGTCGCGGAGCTCGAGTAGTTCGGAGCGGTCGGAGACGAGTCGGAACGGCGCGGGGTTCCGGTCGGTTCCGCTGGCGTATTTCGTCCGGCTCGCCGCCGAGACGTAGGTCGCCATGCGAAAGCTCTTTTTCTTGTCGATGTTCCTGAGTCTGACTGCCGTGATCGCCATCTTCATCTCTCCTTGTTGTTCTGTACCCCTTCAAAGGATTCGGCGACGCGCCCCGACTCGAAAGTGGGGGGGCATCCGGCATCGGAGCGCGTCGCCTTGTCCGTTCAACCCTGTCTTCGCGCGTCGCCTAGCGGCAGACCGCGACGAACGCGAACGTGGTCGCGCTCATGTCGGCCACGATGCTCTCCGCGTCCGTGCTGTTGTCGTAGACGAACAGCTTGTCGGCCGCGAAGTCGTAGCTCGGTACGTAGACGCCGGCGCGCTGCGGGACTACCGCCACGCACTCGACGTCCTCGATGTTGCGCACGTTCTTGTCCGTCGCCGCGGCGTGCTTCGCCTTGATCGCGGCGCGCAGGAACGCGTTGAAGTTGGGAGTCCCGCCCGCGCCGTACGCGCCGTCTCCGGCGCAGCTGAGCAGGATCTCCTGACCGCCGTCGCGCGTCTCGCGCACGGCGTGGATGGTCGGGGTTCCGAGGGCCATTTGTCCACCTCCATGTGGGCGGCTCGCGCCGCAGTTCTCTGTCTTTCAACCGCGCCGCCGGTCGCCCGTCGACGCCTTCTCTTCGTCGCCTCGACCTACTGGGTCTTGACGGCGTTGACGCGCACGACGGCGTCCTCCTCGCGGTACTGGAAGCCCGCGCGGAGCGACGTGACCATGATCCACTCGCCGGTCGTGATGTCGCGGTCGGTCTCGACCCGCACCTTCCGCCAGATCCCGAAGATCGCTTCCTTCGGGTCGAGCAGGAGGATGACCGTGCAGTTGGTCGCGCCGCCCAGGTTGTCCGGGAAGACCGGGATGCCGAGGATGGCCCGGTTGCCGTACTTGTCCGGCGAATCGTCTTCGATCTTCGAGTCGCCCAGCTGTGTCGCGCGATCCGCGAGGTAGTCGTGGTAGTCGATGCACGCATCCTCGCTGGTCAGGAACCGCTGGTTCCTCTTGTTGCGGTTGTACTGCGAGGGCATCGACTTGATCGAATCCTTCAGCATCGACTTCGCGATGGGCAGCGTTCCGCCGGCGACCTGGTGCGTGACCGCCGAGACGATCATGCCGTCGAGCAGCCCGAGGAGCGGATCGGTCGAGGTCGTGTCGCCGTTCGCCAGCAGGTCGTCCATGTCGAGCGCGGTGTGCTCGGCCATCATGTTCATGACGGTCGCCTTGAAGGAGCCGTTCTCGATGTTGTCCTCGATCACCTCGTCGTTCAGGCGGATTTCCGCCTTCAGGAGGTGGGTCGTGAGCGTGGTCTGGTCGGTCGTCGGCTTCACGCGGTCGGCGACGGCCAGCGCGTGGCCGCTCGTGCCCGGCCGGAGGACGCGCCCGTTGATGCCGATCTTGTCGATCAGCTTCGTGTGGGACTTCAGCCCCTGCACGTTCACGAGCCGCATCAGGACCGACTCCTTGATGAGGTTCACGACGAACTTCTCGGCCTCTTCCGACTGGAGGTAACCGCCGTCGGCGATGAGGTCCGCGACTTCCATGTCGGCCTTCGCCATGATGCTCTTGTTTGCGGTGGCCATTGTCTGGTCTCCTTTTCTGTCAGTTCTCGCCCCGCGTCACGGCCGCGGCGATGTCTCCGCCTCGGCTGAACGCTCCGCGTGACGGGCTTGTGGGTGTTTTCGTTCCGGTCTTCTGCTGCCTCGACGTCACCTCGCCCGTGAGGATGACGCTCGACTTGCCGACCGCTGCGGCCGCTAGCCGTGCGTTCTTCGCCTTCAGCGCGAGGTTGTCCCTTCGCGTCTTGACGAGTTCCGCCTCGAGCTTCGCGGCACGCTCCCGTTCCCCTGGGTCCACTTCCTTCGTCACGGCTGGCGCCGCCGTCGTTCCGATCTCCTGCGCCTGGTCGGACTGGTGACCGGACTTGGCTTGGTCGACGGCTTGAGCGTCGAGGGCGTTCTGGATCGCGATGTCCAGCGATAGCTCCTCGATCTGCTCCCCGGCTTCGTTGAGCCAGGACGCGAGATCGGATGCGTCCTTGGGAGTCGCCTCGGTGCCGTCGGACGTCTTGCCGCTGTCCACGCGGTCTGTGTCCGATACCGCAGCGCCGTCCTGCCCGTCGGCCGGAGGCGCGTCTTGGTTCGTATCATCAGCTGTGTCGTTCGCGTTCTCGCCTGTCTTCTCGTCGTCGCTGGCGAAGGTCAGAATCCGTCCGCACTTCGGACACGTCTTTGCCCCGTGAGTAACAGGCGCCCCGCAGAACTGGCAGACGTTGCCGGGGGTTCGCGGCGACACACGGCCGGGAATAACCGGAGGAATTGCCTTCGAGACTTCACCGTCTTTCTCTTCCTTCACCACCATGAACTGCTTCTGGCGATTGGCGCCGGCGCGGACCAGGCTGACGAACTCCGGATCGATGTCGGTCAGCCTGAAGACCTTGTCCTTGTCTCCGTCGGCCTTCGCGACTCTTTCCTTGCTTCGCTTCATCACGATCTCCTCATTCGACAGGCGCGCGAACCGCAGTCCCGCCGATGCTGAAGGCTCCGATCTCGCCGTCCTTGACGCCCTTCCACAGCGCATCATCGAGTACGCGGATGCCGAGCATCCACGTTCCCTTCACGACCTCATAGGCGTCGTCGCCGTCGCCGATGCTGAACGTGACCGGTGCCAGGTAGCTCTCAAGTGTTCTGACGCGCTCCTTCCCGACATCCTTCCACGAGTGGTCCAGGTCGACGGCGCCGTGGAACTCCATCCACGCGTGCGCCGCCTTTCGTACGTCTTCGACCGAGTAGACGTCGGCCTGCGTGTCGGGCTTCAGCGGCGCGCCGTCCTGCCCGTCGTTCGGTTCGAGGACGAGTGACATCACGAACCGCTCCTCGGTCGCGTCGTCGCCCTTCCTGATCACCGCTGTCTGCCGGAGGATCTTTAGGCCCTTCGCCATGATCCCCTTGTTGACATCGTGGACCGCCTCCCAGTGGGCGATGGACTCGGAGAGCGACTTCGTCGACTCCTCCTCCGTACGGGTCGTGTCCTTGCTGATCTTCCCGTAGGCCGCGCTGATGCCGGTGTCGATGGAGATGGTTCGGTACTCCGAGAAGTTCTCCGGATCGTACTGCCGGAAGCGGAAGCTCGTACTCGTCTCGTCGGCACCGGAGTCGACGAACCCGGCGTGATCCTTCACCCACGTCCGCGCCTCGGCCAGCGTGAAGCTGTCCTTCGAGAAGATCAACGACTGGATCGCCCACGTCCCGTTCGCGCCGGGCGGAACGCGACCGCCGGTCGGCTTCGCTGTCGCATCGCCCTCGACGACATAGGTAGCCTTGTCCTCGACGCTGCGCACCACGACCTCGCCGACCTTCGCAACGCGCATCCCTGGTTCCGGATCGAAGGACTCGAGGCCGGGCCCCGTGATCTCCGACGCCGCCTTGTAGAGCGCGGCGAGGAGCCGCTCGTCTTCGCAGCCGAAGAACGAAATCGGCACTCCGTCTCCGTTCAGCCGCGTCGTCGTGAAGATCCCGATGTCCACGGTTCACCTCCGGGCTAGAAGCCGAACTTGTTCTTCGCCGCCTTGATCGCCGCGAACTGCTCGGTGGCCGTCGCCACCGGAGCGAGATCGAGGCCGGACTCCCAGCGACTCGGCTCCTTCGTGTCGTCGCCCTTCTCGGCATCGCCCGCGGCCGCAGCTGCGGCGTCCGGCTTCGCGCCTTCGGGAGCGTCTCCCTCGGCATTGCCGGCGGGCTTCTCGCTCGCGGCGTTCTCGGCGGCTTCCATCTTCTCGAGTTCCGGCAGGATGGCCTCGGCCATCGCCTTCAACTCGTCGGACTTCGCCATGATCGCCGCGGCCTGCTCGATGGCGCGCTTCAGATCGTAGTCGGTCCAGAGCAACTCGAGATCCTGCTTCGTCAGGTTGCCGGAGTCGACGAGTGCCTTGAGCTTCGTGTACTTCGCGAGCAGCGTGTCGACGGCCTCCATCGCGAGCGCCTGGGACACCGGCTTGTCGGTCGCCTTGCCGGTCGCCTTCTCGGCGTCGTCGCCGGCCGGAGGGGCGGGCGGCGCCGCGGCCGCCGCGGCCTTCGCCTCGAGATCCGCGATGCGCGCCTCGAGCGCCACGACCTTGTCGGCCTCGGTCTTCTCGACCGGAAGTTCGACCGCCACGATGTCCTCGGCCAGGGTCTTCGCCTGGTCCTTGACCGCGGCGAGGTTCCGCTTCACGAGCGCGAGCAGCGAGGCGTCGGCCACGCCGTCCTCGAGCTGCTTCACGGTGGCCTCGTGCCACTCGCGGAACTTCGCCAGCGTCATCGTCACCAGCTTCGTCGTCGCCGGCTCTGCCGTCGCCGTCGCCGCCTTCACGACCGCGTTCAGCTTTGTCAGCTCCGCGATCTCCTCCTTCGTCGCAGACCCGTCAGCCGCCTTCGTGGCGAGTTCGGTCTGGCGCTTCACGACCTCCATGAACTTTTTCATTGTACATCTCCTTGTGGCACGCCGAACGACCGACTGGCCGCGGTAGGCGTGTACAGACCGCCGTCGAGTTCACATCGGAGCGCGCGACCGAGCTCGGCCTCGACCCTCGCAAGCGAGTATCCGAGATCGCCACGGAACACGCGAAACCATCGCGCCATGATTTCGGCGCGCCTCTTCATCTCGGCCCCTGTCTGGATCTTGGAACGGAAGTGCTGGCCCATGACCTTCTCGTCGTCCTCGAAGGACGCGCGAAGCGTCCGCTCGAACAGTCGCGCTGCGCGAAGCGCCTGGCGCGGACTGATCACCATCTCCGCGAATGGCGAGGAGCCTGATTTGTGTCCGTTCTGGATTAGCACTTCCATTTCCTCAAACCTACATCCGTTTCGGTGTGAGTGTCAACTCTCACGTTCTGCCCGTGCCTACCTAGACCCGCCAGCCAGGTCGAGGTCCTCGTCGTCGCCGTCGTCGTCGCCGTCTGCCGCGTCCCTCCTCGGTTCCTTCCACGGCCACACCACGGTCTCGTTCTCGACGTCGAGGCCGAACGCCGGAAGCGCCTGGCTCAACGCCTGAAACCACCCCGAGAACCCTTGCCAGCCCTTCACTCCTAATCCGTCCCGAAGCATGTCGCCGAAGGACACGCGACCGAGATCCGCCCTGGAGGCGACGATGGCGTCGAGCCGCTTCCTCGTCGCCGCGTTGGCCTTCCACTTCCCGGTCCCGCGCCAGAGTGTCCCTTCCCACTCGAGCGTCGCGACCTTGTCGCCGGTCTTCCTGTCGATGATTCGAATTTCACCCTTCATTTCACAAAACATCCCTTCGAGTGCGCCATGTAGAATCCGACGTGATCGGGGTTCGCATCGTACATCGTCGAGAGCCTGTACTCCTGACCCTTGGCGAACGACTCCGCCATCGTCGACGTCACCTCGGACGCCTTGAAACTATAGATTCGTCCCGTGTAGGTGTCTCCCCACTTGCCTTTCACATAATTCCATTTTGCTCTGGCTGCTCTGTAGATCGCATCGCCCAGCTTGTACGCATCGCGGAAGGCTATCGACGCCGTCTCTCCGAGGCCGACGGTGTCCAGGTAGTGGCCTAACTCGTGGCGGAACAGCTGCTCGATACTTCCGATACCGCTGGTCTTATAGGTCTCCGGGATCACGATAGCGTTCAACTTGTCGGAGTAAAACGCTCCTCCGTTCACGTTCCTTGCCTTGTAGATTCTCGGCAACCCGTGGGCGCTACTCATCGCGCGTTCCATGAGTCGTGGGCTCAGATGCTTGATGGCATCGTTGTAGAGAGGAACGGCTTCGGCCCTCGACATCTGGATCGCGCTGACAGGCTTTCCCCTTCCAGCGCGCCGCATCGTTCCGTCTCTCGTCGACACCTGGATCGACCGAGTGAGACTCACATGATCGTACTTTCCCGGTGCCTTCGTGAACGTGAAGAGGTCGTTTGTCGTCAGCGGCTTCACGTAGCCCGTGTCCTTCTCTACAAATTTACGGACGGACTTCGCGCGCTCTGTCGACGTTAGCGGTCGCCTGAGTCTGTTCGACACGGCTTTGAGGTGATCGTTCACGCGCGCCGTCTCGATCCGAATGCGTTCCTGCAACTGGGCGCTGACCGGGATGTTCGGAACCAGTCCGTGCTGCGAGTAGTCTTTCGCTTCTCCGAGGAACGGTCCTTCATCCTTCGGCGGCTTCGGCGGCTTCGGAACCTTCGGCGGCTTCGGCGGAGGATGGTACGGCATCGACGGTTCGACCGTCGACGGCTGAGGCTTGGGCTGCGGAGGCCCCGGTTCGTGCGGTCCCGGCTTCGGAACCTTCGGCGGCTTCGGCGCCTTCGGCTTCGGCATCGGCTTCGGAGTCGGTATCGGCGTCAGCGGCGCGACCGGCTTGCCGAACGTCACGGCCTTCGCGTCGGTCGTGATGACGAGGTAGCCCTTGTCGGTCAGCATCCCGAGCGTCTGCTGAATACGCGCCTCGGTTTTGGCATAGCGAAGGTGGTGTAGCCAGTTCCTCGAAATGTACTTTTTATCGGGGTTGATCCTGAGGAACTGCTGTTTCCCCGATGACGAGGTGATCGAATAGACACGCGACGCCGCCGGCTGCTTCGCGTCGGCGAGGATAATGTTGCGCGTCGCAGCGGCGTTGATTTCTCCGACGTGCATCACCACGCCTGACGTTTCTGACGTCAGCTTCAGGTCGTTCACCAGGTTGCTGAGCGCGTTCCACTCCCCGGCCTCTGCCGACCGCGCGACGACTCCGATATTTCCGACCGGACGGATCGCCATCTCGGCGGCGTTGAACTGGTATCGCTGGAAGGTCGCCGCATATTCGCCCGTCACGGGGTCGACGAGCTTCGAGGGTATCGGACTGATGAAGTCCTCGCTGAACGGATACGCGTCGATGTATGCCGGATCTCCGACGAGCGTCGGATTCCCTGGCGTCGGATTCGCGAACACCGACTGTGGCCGCGCGCCGACTCCGCGCATCGGCGATCCGCCCTTCGGAACTGGACGCGGCGGGATCGGCGACGTCGGTCCGCCGGCGCGCGGCCACGATCCTCGCGGGACCGACACCGTGTTCGACACTGGAATCGTCCACGACCTGCAGAGGTGGTGGTAAGGAGGCGGTCCGATATTCTGATCGGAGAGTCCGGCGAGGGACTTGTTGTACGCGAACTGGCCGCGGTCGTCGACACGTCCCATCCCGGAGCGGACCACGTCAGCGATCTTCACGCCGTTCCCGGCGAGGATCTGATTCACGCCAGTCTGCGGATCTCGCATCTCGCGAAGGAACGGCGAGCCGACCGTCGGGTCTACCTCGTTGATCGCGCCCATCACCTGTACGCTCGCGACGTGCGTCTCGATGATCATTCCGTCGAGGCACCGACAGGTTTCAGTCGTACGTTCGTCCATGACTGCCTGGACTTCAAGCGACTCGATCCCCACTTCGAGGTAGCCCGTGACTTCAGAATAGGAGCGCGCACGGCTGACTCCGACCGAAGCGACGGTCTTGAAGTATTGGAGGCCGCGCGCCTGCCACGCCTTCGGCAGCTGGTCGCGAAGCTGCTGTGCGATCTGTACCTTCCCGAGTCCATCCTTCAATCCGGCCGTGACGATCTTCTTCGCCTGCCTCGTCAGCTGATCGGAGCGTCGACCAGCGGCGTTCCGCATGAACAGCCCCTGCTGCGACGCGATGTTCCCGATGGCGCGGACGTCCGGCTGCCGGAGCGACAGGCCGATGGTCGGAGTGAAGTTGTCCTTGATGACCTGGCGCGTCGACCGAAACACGTTCGTCAGCGTCGCCTCGACCTTCGTGCGCCACGTCGGCATCAGCTGATTCGCCGCGCTGCCCATCATCGCGCGGAGGTCAGTACGAATCTCTACGAGCTTCCCGGTGAACGCATTCGGTGTCAGCCTGGCCCAGTCGATGTTGAGCGTGGCGACATACTTCTTGAACGCGTCGCCGTACTTGAGAAGTTCGGCGTGCCGCAGCTGTCCTGCGAGGCGGTCTGCGATCCTTCGCTGGTCGAATGGATCTGCCGGAGACATCAACTTCTCGACGAGCCATCCGGTCGACGTCACGATGTGCGGCGCGCCAGCACGGTCTGCCTGGTCAGGCGTCAACGCCTGGAGAACCTCGACCCGCCTGAAGACCGTAGACCGACCCCTGAAGGTCGCCTCCAGGAGGACGACGTCACCATCTGGTAGTGAACGAATCGCGGTTCTGCGCGCCTCCTGGTCGTCCAGGGCGTCGATACGGACGGCAACAGGGGCGCGTCCCGGCCGAAGGACCAGGATCGCCCTCCCCTTCGCCTTCGTCACGTTGCCCTTCCGAGCCCCGGCCTTCCACAGCGCAACAACCTCGTCGGACCCGAGATCGCAGATCGGCTCGAGCGTCATGAATCCGGTCGCCGGAGTGGAGTACGGAGAGATCATTCGTCCTTCAGTCGCGGGACGTACCGTACGCCAGCCCTGCTCAGCTTCTCGGGCAGCATTCGCGGCTTCGGCGTCGGAGCCTCGGCGTGAATCGCCTCGCCGTTCCGGATGGTGAACCACACGGCGCACTTCTGGCAGTGCCCCGAACCGCACTGAACCGGCCTATCGAGCGTCGGCGTTGCCGGACTGTTCAGGATCACGGCGCGCGTGAACTGGAGCGCCGCGCACTTCGGGCATCGCAGGACGATAGCTCCGCTCTTGTGCGCGATGATGTCACCACGTCCGATGCGCGGCTTCTGTTCGAGCGAGTCGACCTTCTCGAGTACGAAGTATGGACCGCTGAACCATTCGGCCATCTATTCCTCCTCTCAGGACATCGGCGGCGGTGGCGGCGGCGACGGCGCCGCGAAGACCCGGCCGACGTAGAGCTTGACGGTGCCGACGAGGTCCGGGTCGAGCGACCTGATCCCCGCACAGAACCCACGGAAGCGCGCCGTACCGTCACGAGTTGTCACGGTCTCCCGCGATAGCGGTGACGAGGTTCCTGGGTTTTCCGGCAGTGGAAGCGGCGGCGTCTGTCCGTTGTATGCGTAATAAATCGCGTACGTCTTCGCGACTGCCGTGACGATCTGCTCGACGGCCGGCGCCACCTTTCCCGAAAGAGCGTTCACGACCATCCCGCCACGAATCGTCCCGAATATAGTGTTGGCGGTGTACTCCGCGGCGTACATCCATTCGTCCTGGGCGACGTAAGAACGCTCGTTCGTCTTCTCGAACGTACACGAGAATTCAGATACCGGATCGCATTCGTCCGGCGGACAGGTCGGCAGCGGAAGGTCCACGGTGAGTTCCTGAACCGAATCCGGGAACGGCGTCTCCGGAATCTCTTCTATTATATCGCCCATCGCTTACCTCCTCCTGTACCGCTCGTTCAGGGTCTTCTCCGATACGATGATGCGTCGTCCCGACGGCGAACCGTTCGCCGTCATGTGGATCATCCCCGTCTCATCGACGTCGACGACGATCACGCTGGCCATTGGATCCGGAATCCCCAACGTCACGAGGTCGATGTTATCGAAGACCTCTCCGATCTTGACGCCGACGTCGCGGCTAAACAGACCGTCGGTCACTTCGGTTCGTCCTCGTCCTTCCCGCTCAGTATCGCCGAGACTTCGAGATCGTATCCGGCCTGGCGGAGTTCGTCGGTCAGAACTGCTTCGACCCTCCGCTGAAGGTCGTCGAGGCGCGCGACCACTCGCGCCAGCTGCGCGGGGTCCTGCTCGGCTGCGTCGTCTTCGTCCTCTGACGGCGCTACCTCGGCGCCACGCCCCATCCCTGTGAGCGTCATCGGCATCGGCCAGTATCCCCACTGCTCGTCGATGACTGCGAGTGTCGTATTCAGCGCGTCGGCGAGTAGCTCGCGGATTTCGTACGGCAGGATTCCGCCGTGCGGCGCGGCCACCTTGATCAGTTCCGCGATCTCCTCCGGCGACCTGGTCGGCGGCGAGTTGCTCTTGAAGGTGTGCAACTTTACGCCGATCCTCGGCAGGACGTACTTGTTGATGATCCAGTCGATGTCTTCTCGCTCTGGGGAAAAGACCTGCGACTCTGCGAAGTCCACAGCCGCGATAGCCGTGGCACGGTTCAGGTCTTTCGGCGTGTAGCCGCGCAGCATCGGCGGGAGTCGGAAGCTCGCGCCGATCCTATCCGCGCTGCGCTCGTCGTACTTCGTGAACGTAGCGTCTAGCTGCTGCGCCTCGCGAAGAGACTCGAACTCTATCGACGGGAGCATCGTGCGTTCTTCGCCCTTCATCTTCATCGGATGCGCCTCGACGACGAGGATCTTGTTGCGTTTTTCTGACCCGGAAAACTCCTGGGTAAGCCGCTGCTCGAGCCTGTCCCTCATGTCCCTCGGCACGCGCCCGCCGGCGACGAACAGGATGCCCGACGGGATCGCCGACGAGTTCAGGTAGAAGTAGTTGGCCTCATCGGCCTCGCGCACACCGAGCACGGCGAGGATGTTCCCGATCCACCTCGGCGGCGGACACGGCGTCCTCGGATCGTGGAGCGAGAAGTAGATCAGCTCGTTCGCCTCCGCCGCCTTCGGTCCCTCGCCTTCGTCATCGACCGGCTTCCGCATCTCTGTCACGGACTCGTACACCTTCCCGGTCGTCCTCGAAATAATGCGTGGATCTCCTGGCGACTTGAAGAACACCTTCTGCGATCCGACGATCTGAACGTACCGACGGAAGCGCCGCGGCACCTTCACCTCGCGACCTTCTGACAGAGGGGTGATCGGGTCCGCCTCGACCGCGTCGACAAGTTCGCCCTCGTCGCGAAGCGGTCGGAGCGTGTAGCCTGGGATGTAGTTCAGCCGCTTGAGTCGTCCGAGACCATCGTTCAGCATCTCCCACGCGCCCCAGCCGTGAGCCTCGATGTCGTACCGCGTGATGCGCCGTAGCTTCGAGAAGCTCATCGACGAGCAGCAGTTCTTGAAGAACGCATCGAACAGGAACGCCTCGCGCCGGATTCGAACAACGAGCTTCTCGATCTCGGCTGCGACATCCTCGTCAGTGACGTCGCCTTGTTCGTCGTCTCCCTGTTCCTCGCCATCCGCCTTGGCTGCCGCATCCATCGCGGCCTCCTCTTCCTCGACCCATCGCTCGATCTGAAGGGCGTTGCGAACGGCGTCGCGCGCCTCCTCGCTTTCGAGGTCCTTCATCCACGGTTCGACCAGGATTGCGCGGAAGCCGTAGCCCTCGATGTTGTTCTGGTAGCTCGCGATGTTCGGCACGAGGTGCGGCGTCAGCTCGATGTAGTTGAGGAGCGACTCGGGATCGTACGGCGGATCAACGGCTCCGACGTCGCCATACGCGTCACGCCGCTCCTTCATGTCGGCGATGGCAGACGGCTCGCTCACCTCTCTGCCAGTCATCACGGCTGCCTTGGCGAGTATTCGCCTGATGTCGACCTGTGCTTCTCCGGTCTTCTTCTGCTCGCTGACGCCGTGGTCGTCCATCACAGAACCTTTCCCGCCGCCACGAGTCGCGTCGTCGCACCGAACGCGCCCGCCACCGTGCAGTTCACACGAAGGTAGTTGTACTGCGCCGCAACGGCACCCTGCCCGGACGCCGCGAGCGCCACGACCAGCGTCCAGTTGTCACCGCTGACGCTTCCCTCGAGCGTCGCTGTGAAGGCAGCGCCGGCGTCGCGGGTGTAGTCATAGCCCTTGTCCGTGAGCTGCCTCGCGTCGACGACCGTCCCGGTACGCGCCTCGACCGTCGTTCCGAGTGCGTCGAGGGGAAACCCCATCAACCTCAATTCTGGCATCGACATCGTGTCCTCCTCAGTTCATCTCGCGTCGGGCGGATTCCATCGCGCTCCTCGCGAGTCGTTTCGTGGCTTCGTCGCTCGTCTCGTCGGCGGCGTCGCGCATCAGGATTCTGATCGCCATGCTTCGGAGGTCGTTCCAGTCCTTCCGCCTCGTCAGCAGGTCCAATGCTTTCTGTATCGCGTTGCGCGCCGTGGCGCTGAGCCTCTTGTCGACGACGTCGCGGAAGAACGCGGCAACGACGCGCGGCTTCGCCTCGTCCGGCATCGCGTGGAAGTCGGCAACCAGGTGCTCGTGGAACGTACCGTCCTCCAACTGTTTCGCCGTCTCGGCGCAGATGCGGTCGAGCTCGTCCGGCTTTACGCCCCCTGCCCGCGACACGCAGCGGCAGATGACCGGGATGCGCTGCTCGCCGTTCCCGTCGCCGAGGTCGGCGCGCTTGTAGCCGACAATTCCACGACCGTGGCAATGACCGCAGCCAGGCTTCGCCTTCGACGTGTCGATGTGCGACGCCAGCCTGACCCGCGGCGGCGGAGCTTCTCTCCTGTGCTTTCTGTCGTCATCCATCAGGCAGTCCCACCTTCCTCGCCTCAGCTATCCACCATCTGCGGAAGCAACCCCGGCACTTCGTCTTCCCCATCTCGCCCTTCGTGTGCCTGCAGATCGTCGGCGCGGTTGCCGTTCCGTCTTCCGCCCTCGCCTTCACTCCGGCGCCACGGGCGATGGCCTGGAACGACTGGCCAAGGACTTCGAGACGCACGAGGACTCGGACCCGTGGAAGGTCTGCGTCATTCACTACCAGAGGCACCATGAGGCCGTACCGCCCGCTCCCGCCGTCGGCCGACGGTAGGATCGCGAACAGACCGGGGCGACGCTTGGCCGCGTCCTGCCAGTCCTCGTCGCACTCCTCGATATCCTCGAGCGCCCGGTCAATCCTGGCGTCAGAAACGTCAACCTCGCAGCCACCAGGGAGCTTGAGACGCAGCCCAAGGACCCGTTCCCACTCGTCGTCGTCTACGAGGGCCACGATGTCATCGGTGAGCGTCACGAACGCCTTGCCCTTCAGCCGTCGGTAGGGATGCTCTGTGATTTCCACGGTCATCGTCGCACCTCCGATGTCGAACCGCGTGAACGAGGAACCGGTGTCCGTATCAACGAGCGCGGCGCGGTTAGAAAAGGTATCCATCATCATCGTCCTCGCCGAAGTGGATTTCAGGTACATTCTCGCCGTCGTCGGCGTCCACGTCAAGGAAGTGCGTGCGGGCTGCTCCGACAAGCTGGCTGAAGGCATCGACCATGTCGTCATGCTTTCCGAAGGGGAACTCGATCAGCTCGTCGACTAACGACCCGCGCGAACCGTCGAACCGTGAGGCGTTCGGGTCCAGGTGCGCTGAGAAGATTACCTTGCCCTTCTCGAGCAGCGGCGTCGTTCCGAGCAGCCGCATCTGCTTCGACATCTTCGGCTTCGTCACCTTCACGAGCGAGGTCATCTCCGGGTACTCGTTCATCACCCACTCGTCTACCGTCGCCAGGCCCGCCTTCTCGATCAGAACCTGCCACGGCTCGTACGTCATCGCCTCCTCGTGGATCACATCCGCGATGGACTTCACCGACATCCGGCGGTGCCACGCGTCGACGATGTAGATGTCTCCGCGCTCGCGGTCGATGGCGGCGATGCACGCTCCAGTGAAGTCCTGGTCCTTGTTCCCCGTCGGCGTTCCGGCCGGATCGTAGCTCGTCAAGAAAATCGCCTTCTCCTGCTCGACGATCTGGTTGAACCGCTCGTTCATCCGAAGGTCGGAGAACTTGAACCACGACGGCTGGATGAGCGCGCTCTCCGTGTCGATGGCCTGGTTGCGGAACGCCCTGTTGAACTCGATGCTCCCGATCTCGTCGTACCGCAGCCGGAGCGCAGCGTCGCTCCACTTCCCCGGCCAGATCGCGCCGAAGTTCTCGTCAATGTCGTACCGGAGAACGCGATACGCCTTGTTCTCCATCAGCTCGTGCGACAGGTCCGACGGTGACCACAGCGTGCAGATGTACCAGACGCGCGAGTCGGGCTCGAGGAGGTTCGTCCAGTCCGACTTCCACGCCTGCTTGATCTGCTCGCGCAGCGCCGGGAATGACAGGGCGTTGCGCCGGTCGACGACGTCGTCGGCGATGAGCAGGTCGGCGCGTCCACCTGTCGCCGTCGACGTGATACCGAGGGCCTCGACGCTCGCGTCGCGGTGTCGCGCGCTCCTCTTCAGCACCAGGCGGTGCGCGTTCCACGGCGCGGCCGGATCCGGTACGAGGTGCGGGAAGACCTCGCGCACCTTCGGGTTCGTCGTCAGGTGCTGATCGATCTCGAACAGCCTCTCCTTGGCTCGACCGTCGGACGCGCACACGATCTTCGTCCGCAGGTTCGGGTTGCGCCCGAGCTCCCAGATCGCCCGGCCGACCACGTTGCTCGTCTTCGCGTGATCGCGGGGCGCGATAACCATCACGCGCTGATACCTGTCCCACGCGTGGTGCCATTCGTCGTGGAACCACTGCTGCTTAAAGGGCAAGGTCGTCGTCTCGTCGATGAAGCAGTACTCCATGAACGACGACGCGGATTCACGAGCAAGCATGACGTGGCGGAGGCGCATCGCCTCGGCTCGATGAATGAGCTGCGACCTCGACTGCGTCGCGATAAACTTCTCTCGATTAAGACGCGGGAGGTGGCCGCTCGGATCGCGGTACTTGTGATGAATTACTCCCATCAGCTGTGCGGCCGTCGCGTTCACTAGAGCATCGCCCCCCTCGCGTGCTCCGCGATGGCTCGCATCAGCATCGGAGGAACCGCGTTTCCGATGCACGCCCACTCGTCCTCGAACGTACCGACGAAGCGGAACTCGTCGGGGAAGGACGTCAACCTCGCGATCTCCTCGATGGTAAGCGAGCGCGGCTCCTGCCAGTGCGTGTGACCGCCGCCGCCCGGGAAGCCCTTCGGGATCGTCGGCGACGGCTTCTCGGGATTCACCTTCACGTTGTTGAAGTAGCGGCCACGCGTCCAGTCCAGGTCGGATTCCGTCTGACCGGGACGCGACGTGTGCCACAGCCGGCGCGCGAGCGGACCGAGCGGACGCGCGAAGGTGCTCGGCGTGCAGCCTTCGACCGCTTCGCCCGCCGTCACCTGTTTCGCCGCGGGCTTCGGGTGGCTCGGGTCGATCCCGAGGTCGTCGCGAACGCCGATGAAGATCAGGCGCTGCCTCGACTGCGGGACGTGATACCACATCGCGTTCATCATCCTCGCGCTGACCTTGTAGCCGCGGGCCCGGAGGTCTTTCAGGATCTCGACGAACACGAGCTTCATCTTTCCCTTCACCAGCCCGCTGACGTTCTCCATCACGAAGATCCTCGGACGAAGACCCGACAGCAGCCGGCCGAATTCGCGGAACAGCTGGTTGCGCTCGTCGGTCATCCTACGCTTCCCGGCCGTCGAGAAGCCCTGGCACGGCGGCGATCCGTCGAGAACGTCGAGCTCGCCTTCGGCTAGGCCAATCCTTCGCAGCGTCTCGTCGACTGACAGCTTCGCGATATCACCGGCGAAGACATCGACCGCGGGGAAGTTCAGGCGGAACGTCTCGACCGCGTTATCGTCCCACTCCACGGCGAGCAGTTCCCGGAACCCAGCGACGCTGTATCCGAGCGATGAACCTCCGCAGCCGGCGAAGGTCGAGACGAGGGTCGGCGCGGCCGCGGACCGCGGCGCGAGGTGCCTCGCCCACGCGTCGTCGAGGATCTCCTTGTAGGTCATGTTCTCGTCTGGCATCCACGGCTCCGTTCCGTCGAGCGCCTCGCGACGAATCGCTCCGGCAATCGCACGCATTAGCATAGGTGGGACCGAATTCCCGATCTGATAGATGGTGTGCTTCCAGTCCTTCGGGTTCGTCGGATGCTGGCCCCTGAACCAGGAGAACTCGTCAGGGAAGGACGTAAAGCGCGAGTATTCTTGCGCTGTGAATCGACGTCGTTCAGTCCAGTGCATCCCGCCGTACGCGTTCAGATTCCCATCGTTTCGCAAGACGGTCGGCGCCGGTCTACTCGGATTGTACTTTTTGGCGCTGTACCCCGACGTGATCCCAGGCAAGGAGTTGTAGCCGTGGCCCGACGTGATCCTGCTCCAGTCGTCGTACACCTTGTGCCGCCCCGCTTCGATCAGCATCTTGACTTCGTCGGCGCGATTTACGATATCCGCGATGGCATCGCGACACGAGAACGGCTTCCGCTGGGGCCTCGGGTGCATCAGCCTACCGAAAACTCCTCGCCGCACTTCGGACAGGTGACGGTCTTGATACCATCGGCTGCGTCCTCGTCGTGCTCCGGCATGTCGTCAGGCGGCGCGCCGTCGATGCTCATCAGCGCCTCGAGCGCCTTCGAGTCAAAACCTGTCAGGTCCATGTCGAACGCGCCGGTGTCGATCTCCACGAGGAGGTCCTTCAGGATCCCGGTATCCATCTGCGAAAGCTCCGCGATGCGGTTGTCGGCGATGAGGTCGGCCCACTCCTCGGCATCGCTCACATAGTCCTGATAGTCGACAGGCACTTCGTCGACCTGCATCAGCTTCGCGGCCTCGTACCGTCCGTGGCCGCGGACGATGAAGCCGGACCGCTTCGACACCGTGATCGGCGCGCGCCAGCCCTGGTTCATGATGATCTTCGCGAGCAGCTCGACCTGCTTCTCCGGGTGCTTGTTCGGGTTGCGCGGGTTCGGCACGATCTTCGTCAGGTCGACGAGCTTGTCGAACGCGCAGAACACCTTCACGCCGCTCGCCTCCGGTGCGCTGTCGTACCCGCTAGATTTTTCGGTCGCCTTCGTCTTGTCCTTCGCCATCGGTTTCCGTCCTTTCGTTGAGGTCATGCGTTCCACGCATCCCAGTCGGCCATCGTCAGCGCGACCTTGTCCTGCTCCTTCGCGTAACTCTCGAAGGAATATTTCGTGTAGATGCCCGCCATCAACCAGTAGTGGCGAAAGACCTTCACGAGCGAGTCCGTCCAGTGCTTGCCGATGAATCGCTTCGTGCGACGGTCGACTGCCTGGTTCAGCGGCGTATACTGCTGCGGGTACGGACGAATTCCGAGTCGAACACATTCGCGCGCTCTGTAGTAAGCATCGCGCGGAGTATCATTAAAGTTGAAAAGGCAGTAGGCCATAATTTCATGTTTGGGTACTCCGTGCGCCTTCAACATTTCGACCGCCGGCTGGAATACGCCGTCTTCCTCAATCCGGTCGAAGGCGACGCGCATTCCGCTCCGCGTATACTTGATCTTTCCGAGTCGTACCGCTATTTCATCGGTGATGTATTTCACGTCGAAGCCGTTATCAAAGTTAACCCTCTTGCCACATGCTACTAGAAAATCGAGGACCTCGTTGAGGTGCTCCGGCGGCGTTGCCGGTAAATTATTATCGATTAGCATCACGTGTTTCTTCTCAGCAACAATATGATCGCGCCAGTTAGGGATTATCAACGGTTCGGATTCAATCCTCCATGTCGCGCAATAGGCGCATTTGTTAGGACAGCCGCGCGACGT